TCGCGAACGTCGCCAGGGAACGCTCGCTCGCACCGCCGAACCGCGCAAGCCAGCGGTCGGTCCACACTAAATGACATAGCGCAGCCGGTGCGCGCGACGCGATCGCCTCGAGCGCACCGCGCCGAGCGCGGTGCGGCAGCGCGAGCGCACGCGCCATGATCGGATCGCAGCCAGCGGTCTGGCGAGTTTGTTCGATCGACACCGGAAGTGCGCCCAACATCGCCGGCAACAACACGCGCGGGCCGGTCACCAGGTCGAACGCCGCGCCTCGCGCCGTCGCGTGAGCCAAAGGCATTGCGGTAGGCAAGGCATCGTGCCGCTCGGCGATGGCGTCGAGCGGTTTGTGGCCGAGACGCCCCACGCCGAGCCCGACGCTCGGTAGGGACGGCGACGTTGCAAGTGGAGCGACACTCGGCTCGACGGCCGGCGACAGCCGCGCCGCTGGCGATGTGAGCGCAGCCGGCGCAGACGGTGTCGCGAGTGCTGGTGCACGCTGTGCAACCCGCGTCTGCGGCGGCGAAGCCGCCGCCGAGAACGGAACCAACGGCGAGTACGCCAAAAGCGCGTACGCGCCCGACGGAGCGCCCTCGTGGACCGCGGCCGCACCGGCCAGACCAGCCGGACCACCCAGACCGGGCGCGACGTGGTGGAACAGCGGCTGCGGTATCCGGGGTGCGGACTCGCTAACCGCGGCCATCCAGTCGAGCTCGTCGCGGTGCTGCGGCAGCGGGAACACCCACGACCAGCCACGCATTCCGGCACCAGCCGCGCCGCCGCCGAACGGGTGCATCCGGAAGGATCGCCGTGCGGCGGCGCCGAACCATAACGCGAGCAAGCGGTCGACGAATCCGAGGCTGCGGAGCGTGCGCGTGTGGAGCGCCGAAGCCTCGGGCGCCCAGCGGTCGACATGGCGATTCGCCGCGTGCAGCGCCGTGCGCCCCGAGCGCGTCGCAAAGGCAGGAGCGGCGAGCACCGCGGACAACGCGCGAGGTTCGGCGGCCTCGCTCATCAGCCGTATTTGATCCCTTCGTGCGCGAGCTCGAGCGTCTCGATGGCGAGCTCGCTCTTGCTAGCGTCGAAGTCGCTGATGTTCCACTTCGTGGGCCAGCCGCGCACGAACGTCCACTTGGCCTGCGGCCGCAGCTGGGTGTCGAGCAAGATGATCTGGCCCTGCGAGACGCGCTGACCCTGCCCCTGGATCCACTGCTGCCGCCATTGCACGAGCGAGCTCGACCTAGTGAAGCCTTGCTTGAGCACGATGTTGGACCACCGCACGGTGCCAGGGAGCTGGAATGTGGTGTCGTTCGTACCGCCTTCGACGACAGAAACCGCTTCGGTCTCGAACTGAATGCCGCTGACGTTCCGGAAGAACGCCGACGCGGGCTCGCTCCATCCCGGGATGCCCGATAACTCGACCTTGAAACAGAAGGCCGGCAGCGGGTCTCGACGCATGCCAGTCGGGCTCGGAGGGGCGGGTACGGCCATCGTCGTGGCTCCTACGTCTCCGGGCTCGGCCCGGCCATTGTTTGCACGAGCGAGATCACGACGAACTCGGCTGGAATCAGTGGCGCGACACCGATGTCGCAGACCAGCTGACCTGCCTGTACTTGATCCGGCGGATTGTTCTCAGCGTCGCATCGCACGAAGAACGCCTCGTGCAGATTCCCTCCAGCCAGCATGCGCTTGTTGTGGAGATCCGCGAGGAACGCGTCGGTGCGCGACCGCACGAGGTCCCACGTCCGATAGTCGTTCGGCTCGAACGTGATCCACGCGAATCCGGCCTCCAGTGAGCGCCGTACCATGATCAACAGCCGCCGGACCGGCACGTAGTGCCACTTCGGGTCGCTGGCCGCGGTGCGTGCGCCCCACGGCCGAACGCCGCGCTGCAGGCGGAAGGTGTTCACCGCGTCGCTGTTGAGAAGGCCGATGTGGTCTTCGGTGACGCGCAGTGACACGTCGCGCACCGCCTCGATCTCGAGGTTGGCTGGGGCGTGGTGGACGCCTTCGAGATCGCGGCGCGCGTAGCAGCCGGCAAGGAAGCCCGACGGCGGCACCAGCCGCGTCCGGTCGCTGGCGTCGACCATGCGCAACCACGGCCAGTAGTAGGCGGCGTAAGAGCTGTCGGTACGCCGCCGCCAGCGCCGCACCCAATCGACGTCCCTGCTCTGCGGAATGTCGAGAATGGCGAAGCGATCCTTTCGATGCTCGCAGGTCGCGATCATCTGGTCCTGCACGCGCTGTGCTTCGCGCTCGCCTGCCGGGCCGGGTTCTCGGTCGTAGAGCATCATCGCGTCGGGGATCGCGAGCAGCGCGACCTCGTCGTTGACCGCCAGCGCGGCCAGGCCGGATCGATCGCCCGGGCCGCAGTCGTGGCCCAGGAAGTCCTGGGGAGTGATCCCGTCGATCCCGTCGCGCCCGCCGGTAAGGCGGGTCGTCACGAGCGGCGAGGGCAGATGGTGTGGCCCCGGCGATGTCGAGCCGAGATCCTCGAGCCGTATTAGCCGGCTGCGCTGCGCGACCACGCGCGGTGCGTAGTTGCGCGAGCTCGCGTGCATCTGCAGGCCTTCGAACACCTCGCGGCGCTCTCGCATCGCGACGTGGATCTCGAACGTCAGGATCTCGAGATGAGTCGGCGCGGCGGCCCGACGGTGCCGGTTGACCGGAGTATCGACCGCCCACTTGATGAGCTTATCTCCGACGTCGCTGATCACGACGAAGTCCGAGCTCTCGCGGTCGTAGATGCGAACGAGCGAGCCGACCTCGAAGCCGCGCGTCGACGACACCTGCGCCTCGCCCGCGCCGATATCGAGATCGCGGGTGAGCAGCGTGCTCGCACCGGCGGCGTGCACGCAGCGAAACCAGATCGAGTTGCCCCACGAGCCTTCGTTCAGCGCACGGACGCGCAGCGACGGCTGGTTCCAGCCGTCGAGCTGCACGTGCTCGGCACACGCCGCGTGCTCGAGCGCCGCAGTGGCGCCCGCGGCCGCGCAGTGCGCGACACGCACCACCCAGCAATCGGTCCCGCCGTTCTTGAAGAAACCGTAGACCGAGTCTGCGGTGTACGACTCGTCCGTCGCGCCGAACATGTCGACGAACTCATCCCAGCTCGCGAGCCGAGTAGGCTCGTTCATCGGGCCTCTGCGCGTGACTCCACAAAACCCGGTGGTCCGCGTGTTCGCGATCGAGATCGGCGGCGGCGCGACCTGATCGAAGCTCTGATAGATACCCGGTGTGCGCAGGTCGGCACAGGGGCGCATGCGTATGGCCATCGGCACCTCCGTTACCGTCGGCGCGCTTCGTTGATCTCGCGATTGATGCGGGCGATCTCGCGCAGCCAGACGTGACGTTCTTCGTGTTCCATGTCCAGGATGTCGTCGATCGACCAGTGGAAGTGATACGCGACATACGCGATCTCCTGGTGCAGCTGCTCGCGAGGATAGGTCGCGACAGCCGTCCGATTCACCCCGGGCCAGACTGGCCACTACCTCCGTCCTCGGTGATCAAGACACCGGTGACCATGTCGATATCCATCTGGTGCTGGCACTTGGGGCACGTCACGTGATGCTTCGGCGTGGCGCCCTCCTCGTTGATCTTGCGATAGAACTCCTGCAGGTACGCGAGGTCAGTCGAGAATAGATTCTCGATGATGTCGGCCGTGATGTGCGTGTGGTCGCCGATCTTGGTGATCACGCGCGACAGCAAGATGATCAGCAGGTATGCGCGGTTGGTCTGCACGCGGTAGTCCTGCAGGGGCAGGATCTCGTCGCGCGCCGTCGCCAGCCGCATCACGCCGTCGCGGTGGACGTTGCCTTCGCCGTCGACGTAGCCGCGAGGCAACCGAAACGCGTATTGAGTCTTAAACGCCATGGAAAAGCCCGTCCTTCCGAACTCCCGATGCGCCTGCTCTACGCCTGGCTCGAACCGGTCGCATCGTAACGCAGAGTTTCGCGCTCCCGATCAGGCGTCGTACTCGTTGATCTTGAACGTCATCTTCTCGACGTAGAGCTCGGTGGTGAAGCGCGCGATCTTCTCCGAGTTCGCTTCGAGGTCATCCTTCGAGAACTTCTTGAAACCGACGTTGTGCAGCTCGATCTCGCCGATCGCCTTGTTGACGTTCATGTCGGGTCCCAGGAACTTGATGACACCTGTCATTTCGTCGTGCTCGAGGTGATGGCCGTCGACGAACCACTTCTTCGCCGCATCGGCCCACGGCTGGTAATCAGCCATCGAGATCGCCAGCTTGAGGTCGGGCACCGTCACCTTGGCCGGGTGCTTGGTCGGCTCGCGGAACATGCCGATGTGGTCCGCGGCGACCGCGCACTTCCAGGTGAACGAGTCGACCGACGCGACGCGTGTGCACGGCAGGCCGCCGATCTCGACCGCGAAGTTCGAGCACAGCCACGCCTTCTGCTTGGGGCCGATCGAGGCTTTCAGCTTCTGGCCATCACCCCTGCTCCAGCGCACCTGCTCGGCGTCGAACTCGACGTCGAAGTACGCTGACTCCTTGCTCGAGCCGTCGAGCTTGGGCACGGTCACCGACGTGATCAAGGCGTTGCTGAAGTCCAGCCGCGACTGCGCGCTGTAGTCGAAGTCGGCGGCGGTGAGCGACCCGCTGTACGGCTGGTAGCTCTTGTCGAACGACTGCTTGATCCACTGGTACATGCCGTGTCCCATCCCGATGCCGATCGTCGCCTTGCCTGGCGTCCACTTGATGTTGGCAACGTGCTTCTTCTGCACGTTGTCGGGGCCGAGGTCGTTAGCGACGACGTCGGCCTCCATCGCCAGGCCGGAGAACTTCTTCAAGAAGCCGACGTTGATGTTGCCGACCTCGAGCATGAAACGCCCGGCGGTATACGACCTGCTGGTTCCTGCATCTGATCGCATTTCGAAAATCCTTCCTTATTCCTCGACTCCGCCGCCGCCCGCCATCTGCCCAATCCGGAAGATCACGAACTCGGCCGGCTTCACCGGGGCGAGCCCGATCTCGACGACCAGCTGCCCGGCCTCGATGACCTCCGGCGGATTGGTCTCTTCGTCGCACTTGACGTAGAACGCCTGCTCCGGACACGTCCCCATCAGCGCACCGTTGCGCCACAGCAGCGTCAAGAACGACGCGATGGTGCGCTGCACGCGCTTCCATAGCCGATGATCGTTGGGTTCGAACACTACCCACTGGGTGGCCCGCTCGATCGACGCCTCGACCATGATGAACAGGCGCCGTACGTTGATGTAGCGCCAGCTCGGGTCGGCCGCGAGAGTGCGCGCGCCCCAGATGCGGATCACGCCGTTCAGGAAGCGGATCGCGTTGACGCCCTTGGGGTTCAGTAGATCTTGCTCGCCCTTGCTGATGTTGTACTTCATGCCCAGCGAGCCGCGAATGATCTCGTTGGCGGGTGCCTTGTGGACCCCGCGCTCGCTGTCGGTGCGGGAGTACACGCCAGCGATGTGGCCGGACGGTGGGACGAAGATGTTGCCCTTATCCGGATCGCAGACCTGGATCCACGGGAAGTAGTACGCGCCATACTTCGAGTCGCGCGGCTTGGGCAGCTTGTCGACACCGCCGGTGATCGTCTCCGGCGAATCGAGGATCGCGAACCGATCCTTGCGCGTCTCGCAGTGCGACAGCAGCGCGTCCTGTACCGCTGGCGAGATCTGGCCTGGCGCGGCGACGATCGCGATCTCGTCCACCTCCTCGAAGCACTTGAGGCCGGTGCGAGCGCCCGGGCCGCCATCGCGCCCGATGAATAGCCCGTCGCGGACAGCGCCGCTCTGCGCCAGCCCCGCGGTCTTGTCGTCCTTCTTGTCGCCGGCGGCGACCTTCACGTCCTTGCCGTGATCCGGTGAGCCGACGTTGACCACGAAGCAGCGCGAACCGCCATTGTTGAAGAACCCGTAGACGGCGTGCGCGAGGTGCTCGCCGCACTCCTTGAAATCGCCGAACGTCTTCACGAACTGTGACCAGTTCGTGATCAAAACGGACTCGTTGACCGGGCCCTTGGCCGATTCGCCGAGGAAACCGACGGTGTTCGTGCCGACGGCCTCGATCGGCTTGGAGCCGCGATCGACTTCTTCGACGTAAACGCCGGGTGACAGATAACTCGTTGCCATGCGCTTGGTCTCCTGGATGAACCGATGTCGGTGGTCTTCGCCCGGCTATCGGTGATTGCCCGCGTACTCGAGCTGGCGCGACTGCACGCGCTTGAGCTCCTCGAGGCGCTCGGGGAGGATCGGGATCGCGGTCCACGCCTGGATCGCGGGACGAACCGGCTGGTTGAGGCTCCCCCAGAACCGGGCGAGCGTGCCCTCGTCGAGGCGCGTCGACATCAACATGTGGAGCTTGAAGTCGTCCTCGAAGCTCTGCCCGGTGAGCCGGTCACGCGTGATCTCGGCGTTCTCCATGATGGTGCGGATGACGAGCCCGAGCAGGAGTTGCTCGTCCTCGGCGGTCTGGGCCCACGCCGACAACAAGTAGTCGAGGCGCACCCACAGGCGCCGTCGGCGATAGAACTCCTTGACCGTGCCATCGTCCTGCAGGACCTCGACCAGCTCTGCGGCGGGGGTCGCGTCATAGCCCTCGGGATCGATCGAGAGCTGGTAGAGGTAGACCGAAACCGCGGGAAGCCTGCCTTGGATCGCCTCCGGCTTGGGCGCTTGCTCGACGATATGCACGCGCTTGTAACCGTTGCGCTCGAGCTCATCCTCGAGCAGTCGCGACAAGCTCTCGGACGTCTCCTTGATGATGTGGTGCTGTGGTGTCATTCGCCCCGGTTGCCGATGTTGGCCGGGCGTGTATCGCCACCGGGGTGCTGCGGTTGCTTCGCACGAGTAGGCTGTCGAGAATCAGCCTGCTATCGTGGCCGCGATGCGTCACCTGTTCGTGTGTACCAACGACGTCGGC